GCTCTGTTGTGTTTTCAGCTGATAGAGCAAATCTTGCTCCTGTTCCTCCTTTTTCTCACGCAGCACCTTGTCTATCTCGTTGTTCGTTCCGTAAGGGCAGATTTGCGAAGCTGTCTGTGCGGAGAGGAAGCCGCCCGTAACGCTCTGCACGAGGTTGCTGATAAGCTCGGCGTTGTTCTGATGCACATACGGCTCAATCTCGCTAATCATCTTCAACGACTGGTAAGCCGTGATTTTCTGCTTCTCTATGCCGTAGCCCACGGTGAAGAGCCGCTGCATCTTGTCAATGCAGGTGTCGAGGTCTTTCTTGTTGAGGATAGCCTTGTCGAGAGACGGCGAATAGATGAGCTTGATGGCCACGCCCGGCATATCGCCCGACTTCACTTCGGGCGTTTTCACTACGAAGCTGCCCATAAATATCATTTCGGATAGTTTCTCCAAGAAGAGCCTTACGCTTTCGGGGCTTTCATCATGTTTCAAGTATTCCGCACTGTCTGACGTACCCATCTTGATAGCTTTCACCGAGCCGTACATATCGCTCTCTATCTCCGCGCCCTCGTCCGACTTCAGCACCATAATCGGGAAGCCGAAGGCGGCGTTGTTCTGTCCGAGCGATGAGAATGAAAGCTCCCATTGCTCGATGCAGCCCTGCACGGCTTCCCATACTGGGCCACTCGTGCGATAATAGACTATCGGGCATTCGCCGAAGCCGTGGGGCGTAGGCTCGCCCACCTGCACATAGCCCTCCAAGCCGAACCACTGCCGCAAATCCTGTAACGTACTGCTTATGCCGTGCAGGTCGTGGCGGTAGCGTGTGACATAGGTGTTGTCGTAAACCTCCACCCATTCCGTCTTTGACTTCCCGTCCTCGGCGAAGTCGTAGAATTTGCGGGCGAACAAGTCCACGTTGCCCAAACCGTCATAATGCGGATAAAGCGTGTCGCCATTGAGGTAGGAGAACGTCTTTATGCCAAGTTTGCCCTCGTTGAGGTAATAGACAATCGCAGCGTCGCCCGTGATGAACAGCGAACGTCCGAACTCGTAAAGGGCTATCTCGCTGTTTTTCTCCAGCCAGCCCATCTGCCACTCGAAGAAGTCCTTTTGCTGCTGCTCCGTGACGGTCGGGGCGATGAGCGTGTGCTTCACGTTGTTGCCGAAAGAGTGGACGAGCTGCTGCGCCACGATGATAATCTGAAAAGGCACGGCGATACGCAGCACCTTCTCCTTGTAGTAGTGCTTTACGGTCTTGCCCGCGCTATCCACCGTCTCATCGTACTTGATTTTGTCGGGGTAATATTCCTCGTTGTTAATCCTATGCCCCGTGGGGTAATACTCTTGTAGGAAGTCGCTCTGCGACATTATCTGAAACGACTTCCTGTTCTCGTAGTAAGGCGCGTTGTCGAGCCGCCTTGTCGTAGCCCCTTTCATATATCCCTCTGCCGTGATACGTCCGAAGGGCTTTTTTCTTAATAAATCTACTACTGCCATATCGCTATCCTGATTTTGTTTTTGTTCTGACTAACTATAAGCACCCCAAGCCTATCCACCGCTTGCGCCGCGACTTGAGTTTGAATATCTGTTGCATAAGCATCATTTCTATGAAGTCGGGCGAATGCCCCACGAGCCGTTTCATCATCGGCTTTTTTATCAGCACGAAGCCACGGTCGCTGTCGGGGTCGTTTCGTATCGCCTTGCGCTCGCCCATAAGCACATCACGGAGGCGCACGTTCTTGTAGTTCTTTCCGCTGAAACGGCGGTCTAACAAGTCGTGGTCTATGCTTAACTCACCGTGTATGAGCGCATCGGCGAACATATAGGCGCACTGGCTTTTTATCGTGTCATAAGCACCTTTGTCCTTGTCCTGCACGCTCTCGCGGTTGTTGAACGGCACGGCTTTTGGGAAGAAGCCCTTGAATGACTGCCCTATGCCAGAAAGGTCGTAAGTGAAATCCTCCTCGCGCACACCCCATTCCGAGAGCTTCGACTTCACGAACAGGATGCTCTCGCGGCTGTCGTGGCGGAACGTAACGACCTCCCTCAAATGGTTGCCTATGAAAAGCCCTAACACAAGGTTGTCGCCACCGTCAAAAGCCACGTCGCAGGATGCCGTTTTTCTGCCGTCGCCATATTGGTAGGCGTTCTCAAAGAACTTCTCCATGTGGTCATATTTGATTAAATCGTCGCCCGCAGACTTGAACCTCCAGTTGCCGCGCAAATCACGCTCCCGCTGTTCCTCGCTTTGTGCGGCGAGGTTGGCAAGGTATTCGGGGCTGTCGCGCATAAGCTGGTAGTTATCCTCAAGGCGAGCCTCAACGAAGCAAGCTGACTTGATGAAAATATCCCACGGCTTGCCGTATTGCCGCATCTTCTCCGTATAGACCTCATCAATCTCGTTTCGGCACTGCTCATAGACCTCCATTCTGGTGTTGCCCCATACAATATCGTGGAGCGAGCCGTTTTTGACAAAGAAGTAACGTTTTACGCTGTCGCGCTCTGGTATCGGGTAGCCGTCATCGCCAATCCACCACTCTATGAATTTCGCCACCCAGCTGTCGGGGTCGGGGTTGCACGTTCCCCAGCAGCGGTTGCGTATGCCGAAAGCGTTACGGTTGGTCGTGAGGATGAAGTTGAACTTCTCCCATGGGCATTGCGTAATCTCATCAAAGCCGATGTAGGCATATTGCTGTCCACGGAAGCGCGTCTCAAACGTCTGCCAGTTATCGGAGGCGTAGTAAGAGAACTTGAGCGTGCCGCCACGGTAGAAGTTCCATGTAAGGTCGTTCTTCGATATATTGAGTGTCCCGAAGTCCTTATAGACAATCTTACTGTCGTTGATAATGCCCTCAAGGTCGGGGATGGAGTTACGCAGGATGATGCCACGGAAGCGCGGATTGTTGATGTCGTAAAGGGCTTCCATAAGCATAGAATAGCTCTTACTCCCGCCTCTTGACCCTCCTCCAATCATCACATCGGCATCGCAGGAGAGCATATTGTTCTGCCCGCCAGCCTGCGCTATGATTTTGTAGAAGTCGCGCTTCTTATGGTCGGCTTCCAACAGCTTGCGCCATTCTTCCGTAGAAAGTATTTTGTTATCCCTTATCGTCCGCATTTTGACGTCACACCCAAAAAACTTACTTGCAAATTTAAGATATTTACGCTGAAAGATAAAATTCTCCGCATTTTTTTTGAAGTGAAATGTTTTTATTGTAATTTTGCCACTGAAGATTGACGAAAAACGTCTCTTTCCAAACTTGACTTTGCGTTTAATAACTATTTATAAATTTACATGGAAAGAGAAAAACTCATTTCAACATTGCAGGAGAAAGTCGGACAAAGCGACTTCTCAACACAGACCCTCGGAGGGATTATTGACATGAATCCGTTGGCAGACGGCGCAGAACCCGATGACGCTTATTGGGAACGCACAACGAGTTTCGTAAGGACGCTGCAAGGTCAGTACAACCACGACTTCAGTACGAAATTCCATGCCGAGGTTGACAAGAAGGTCGAGGACTTCAAGAGAACCTACAAGCCCGCAGACCCAAACACACCGCCGACACCACCCGCAGAGCCAAAGCAGAGCAAAGAGGTGGAGGAGCTGAAAAAGCAGATTGAAGAGCTGAAGGCGCAAAATCTTGAAAAAGAGGAAGCGGCAAAGCAAGGCGAGCTGCTGAAAAAGGTGAGAGCGGCGATGAAGGCGCAGAACGCAAATGATGCGTATGTGCTTGACAAAACCCTGCAAGGCGTGAAGTTCGACACGGCAAAAACTGTGGAGGAGCTGACCGCCGAAATGCTGAAGGCGTATGACAAGGAGTTTACGCAGTGCAGGGGTGGCGGTATGCCTCCGCGAGTGGCTAAAGAGGAGGGCAAGCATGAGACCGCAGCCAGCCGCTATTTCGAGAAGAAAGCGAAGAAAGAGGGTTGGGGTAGCCAAAAGTGAGTGATAACTTCAAATTTTTAATGTAAAGATTGTATGGGAACTATTGGTAACACTTTTGACGTGAAGTCCGTCAAGTACGGACACGCGCGTAAAGTTTGGCGAGAGATTACCGACATCTATCCCGCAGGCGGCGTTATAAGCAACGTCGCCGATTGGGTGGATACAGGCAAGATACCCGCAGGCACGCCCGTAAAATACGACCTTTCGGGCAAGACGATAGAAGCTCTTACCGACGCTAATGTTACAAGCAGCGACGGAATTAACGGCTTCTTGCAGGAAGATGTCGTTGTAACGAGCGCAAACACCGTAGCCACTGGGACTGTTGTTTACGGTGGTGAAATCTATGGCTATATGTTTGCCGATGCCGTCCTTACGGCTCTTGGCGGCGTAGGCGCACAGATACGCAAAGTAACCATTGTTGAGTAATCGGCATTGGTTCGACATTCGAGTTTAACAGGATAACAAAACAAGAAAGGTAAAAAGTATGAATACACTATCATTGGACTTGCTCAAAATCATTGAGTATGGCTTGGGTGGCGACAGCTGGCAGGAGTTCATCGACCGTTATAACGAGAAATACAACTCTCTCGTGATTGACGGCTTCGAGTTCGCTCCCACAAAGCTCGACTACACCTTCGCGCAGCTGATTTCGAGCTTGGGCGTGGCTACCCTGCCCGCATACGTTGACCCCGAAAGCCCCGGTTACGAGACCTCGCTCCGTGAAATCGAAGGGCGCACGGGCAACATCCCCACACAGAAGAAGTACTACCGTCTGAACCGAGTAACCCTGCGCCAGCAGCTTCAGCTCATCCAGCGCGTAGGACAGGCTGCTATCACAGAGCAGATGCAAGACGTGTTTATGGGATTGCTCGACGAAGGCACGGATGGGCTGATACAGAGCTACTACAACTCTCTCACCCACCAGCGTATGCGCATCGTGTCAACAGGCGAGTTTACCATTGACACCGAGAACAACCCGCGCGGGCTGAAAGGCATAACGATTAAGTTCGGCATCCCAGACAGCCACTTCGACACGTTGAAAACCACCGCCCGTTGGTGGACTTCCGACGAACATACCACGGCTAACGAG